ATGGTTGCTTTCTTCGATGCGCCCGGCGCGGGATGCGCGAGGCCGGCGGCCTCCACACGGCTGGCCGTATACTTGGCGGCGCCGCTCTCCGCCTTCGCGGGAGCGACATTGGCGACAACAAAGGCCGCCACGTCGGCGCCGGCCATCGCAGGCGACTTCACCGCGAGATCGAGCGCCGCGGCCATACGGCCGGCATCGCCCTTCACACCATCGGCACCGAGCGCCGCATTGAAGCGGTCAGTCGCGGCCTTGTCGCCCTCTGCCTTGCCATCGGCGCGCGCAGACGAAACCGCGGCGTCGTGAGTAGCTTGCGAAATGCCGGCTTGGTTAGGATCGCCGCCGGCGGGCTGATTGTCTTTCGACATAGAGCCTCCATTCAGGTTTGCGTTGAGCGCCGGGGCGCTGGTTTCACCCTCATCGAGGGTGTCGTCGACCGCGCCCACAACAGCGTTGTGGACGGCGGCCAATAGGCTTTTGGACATGTCAGGAACTCCGGTTGACTTCCTTGATGAAGGCGGTGAACGCCTCCTGACCGTCGCCGACGGCATCGACGAGGCCGAGATCGAGCGCATCTTTCGCGCCATAGAACTTGGCTTCGGTCTTCAGTGCCTGCGCCTTGGTCATGCGCTTGCCACGCCCCTGCCCGACGGCTGAGGCGAAGCGATCGCGGATAGCATCCGTTTGCGCCTGCCATCGCTCCAGCAGGCCTGCAGGCAGAGCCTCATAGGGGTTTCCATCGGTCTTGTGCTCGCCGGACTGGATGAAGGTGACCTTGATGCCTTCCTTCTCCAGATTGCCGCTGAAGTCGGCATGAAGCATCACGGCACCGATCGAGCCGGCACCGCCGAACTCAGGCATGATGATCTGGCGACACTGGCTGGCCAGCAAATACGCCGCCGAATAGGCGAAATCGGTGAGGATCGCGATGGTCGGCTTTGCCTTCGACAACGTGCGCATCGCCGTCGCCGTCTCGAACACGCCGTTGACCATGCCTCCAAAGGAGTCAACCTCGAACACCGCAGCCTTGACGTTCGGACGCATCGCCCGCGCGATCTGCATCTGCAGGCCCTGATACGACGTCTCGCCGGAATAGCTACCAACCCATCCACCCTTCTGCACCAGGGTGCCCTCGATGCCGATGACGCCGACATTGTCGACGGTCTGGAAAGGCGTGATGCCTGCCTTGTCATAGGCCGTACCCATCCGATCGCCGAGCACACCGGCTGAGGGGCGCCCATTGGCAAAGGCAACATGATCGGCGCCGCCTTCGCCGTTCACAACTGTGACGGCATGACCGGTCAGGCTCGGCCCCAGCATCCGCACGACGGTTTCCGCCTTGCGTGGATGATAGAGATGCGGCTGCTCGAAGAGCATGCTGCACAACCTGCTGTGAGCGAGCGTCATGATGAACCTTTCAGCGGACGAAGCGCATGCGCTTGGCAAAACGGGAGCGGACGCCCGACGCGCGGTCGCACAACCGTTCGTACTTGATGATCAGACCGGACAGCTGATCGACATTCGCGCGGCTCCAGCGCACTTCGTTGTCGGCACTGAACCGTGTCATCACCACGCCGCCGCCGGTCGCGATCTTCAGCTCTGCGGCGCGCAACGCACCAACGACCGCACACGGATCGTCCATGTCGACGGACGCACCATCGATCTCCACCATCGTCGGCATCAGGCGTCCTCACGCTTGCGCGGCTGCGCTGGCGGCTCGTCGGCGCTGTCGTCGGCCTTCGCGTTCGGATTTCGCACGAATGGAGACGGCAGGCCGGCCTCGGTGTAGCGCTTATGCTCGCGCGCGCGCTGCTCGAACACCTCGTCGGGGTCCTTGCCAAGCTCGGCGCATTCGTCTGCCAGCGTCGACGTGCCGTTATAGAGCCGTTCGCTCGAGCCCTTGGCACTCTTCAGGTCATCGGCGCTCGGCTTCGCCGGTCCCTGCCAGATCGCCCACGTGAAGCGCCCGCGGTTGGCCGCGAACGCGTCGTAGCCTCCCTTAATCGGGATTCGACCCTCGCCGACTTCCTCGTCGAGCCACGCCTCGTAGAGCGACTGACACTGGGGCGCGGCAATCCGCTCCCGGCGACGGGTCACAACTGGCCAGATTGACGAATTCTCCATGCGGACCGATGAATAGGTCGCATTCTCGTGGTTCATCGTCAGACCGCCGAAGGTGATGCCGATCGCTCGCGCCATGTCGCGGGACAATTCGCGGCTGACCGGCAGGAACTGCGGGCCCGGCGTCTGCGTCGTCAACAGCTCAAGCTTCTCGTCCGGCGCCAGATGCGACACCTGCGGCGCGTCGCTGATCGCGATCTCACTTTCCGCGGCGCGATCGAGCGCGGCGAGGAAGTAGTCACGGTACTCGTCGGAATACGCCTTGCCGTCGCCCGTCCTCTCGTCGCCCATCGCCTCGATCGCCTCGAAGGCTTCTTTCGACGGTGTCTTGCTGGTCAGGACGGCAGCAAACACGGTCTGCAGGATAGCCGTCTGAATTGTCGTATCGACCAGAATTTCATGCTGGATGTGCTGGCGGAATGCCGAGGCAATCCGGCTGATGCCGCGCACATCACCGGCATCGAGCGGATCAAACACATGGGTGACGAGCTGACGACCATCACGGTCGTAAGCCCGGTAGTCGCGCTTCATGATGATGCCGGATTCTTTCTCCTGAATCCGGTATGCGACAGGGCGACCATTCGGATCGTGGATGACGCCCTGAAACAGCCCCTCGATATCGTTGGTGTCTTGCACCAGCCGGGTCGGCGTCACCATGCAAAGCTTGGTGCCGGCGATTATGCCGTACTGACGGCGCTGCGCCGGCGTCATGTAACTGAGAACGCCGAGCGACTCGCCATACACCATGTCCCAGCGCAGCGCGATGTCGATCATCTGTGGCACGTTGAACTTGCCGCGTGCGTCGCATTCGCGCGGCGACCATGCGTAGCGTTTCCATCGCTGCTTGATTGTGCGCACGAGCGCAGCGATTTCGTCGGGGCTATAGCCGAGTCCCGAGAGATCAGGCTGCGGGTTCAGCACCAGCTCGACACCGACTGTATCGGCGATCACTTGGTCCGCCGCGCCGCGCAGGCGACCGGAATTCTGGATCAGGTCCATAGCGAGGCCTGCGGCGCGCCGCCAGGCAACCCGCACATCATCGCGATGCTCGCGCAGCGTCGCCGGGCGAGACGACATCACCTTCGACTTCGTGTCGCGCAGATAGCCAGCGCGCGCCTTCGGCGGCTGCGTTTCCGCAACCTGCTTCTGCGAGCGGCCGAACATGCGATCGAGCAGTGTCACTTGCGGTTCTTCCATTTGTCGCGTCGCGCGGCCTTGCGCTGATCGCGCTCGGCGGCGGAGGTAGTTGACTTGCGTTCGAACGGGCTGGCAGCAGCCTCGAACAGATCGGGCGCCGCCTCCTGACCATGAACAGTCATCAGAAGGTCCGCCCATCGCGCCTCATTGAGGCGGCGCTTGTGTTCAAGGTGCCAGCCGAGTGCGTATGAATAGACTGTGACGTCGAACCAATCATTTGGCCGGCCCGGGATGCGCTTCCACTCGCGCGGCGCATTCGGCTTGATTAATCGACGCCCCCGTCGGGAGGTCGACGCGAGGGCTTCCTCGTCGGGATCGAGCAACCGTTCAGCGGTTATTTCCTTGGCGAAGTCCTCGTCGCACAGATCCGCCGTCAGATGCAGCGTATTGCGCGGCCAGCGGCCGGCATTGTCAGGTCCGTCGATCATGTTGGCCACTCCCGCCACGATCTCGGTCTTGATGTCGTAGTTACCGACCGGATAGAGCAGCACCTTCGCGACGGTGCGCTTGTGCCTATCCTTGATGTCCTTCTTCACCGGCGTGCCAAGCCAAGGCAGGCCTGCCGTATGACGCCCGTCAAGCGCATAGACGTTCGGGCGCTTCGAGCAGAAACGATAGACACGATCGGTCGCAAAGCCAGAGTCGACACCGCTCAGATCGAGGCCCACAAACCCGCCGCCGGCGGTCTCATATTTGCGACCCAGCGCATCGGACAGCGCAATCCATGGATCGTCGACCTGGTCGGGCGCCCCCTCGAACACTTCGCGGTCGATCAGCCAACGCTGCCCGCGCGGACCGAGTGCAAAGACGCCCCACTTAATGCCGTAGCCCTGGACGTCCGCGGCTGAGACGAGCAGGCCAGCTTCGGAAGGGATCCTGCCGCGCGGATAGGAATGTTTGCGGACCGCCTCGGTAACCTTTTCCCACTCAATCGCCACGCCGCCCGGATCATACGGTTCAGCGAGATCCTGCTGATAGAACACCCGCAGCTTCGTCGTGTCGCCCTGCGCGGCCTCCCAGCGTTCCCAGATCGCGCCGAAGCGTTCCTTAGGCGCATACGCCGCCCATAGATGCCAGCTCGGCTGCCACTCGCTGCAGCGGCCTTCGCAGGGCTCGCAGCGCCAGCGGTCGAGATCGGCGGACTTGATGAACTCCGGCACCGGATCCCCGCCGTCCTTCACTCGCCGTGCGATCCACACCCCGCCCGCCAGCAGGTCCTGCTTGTGGCCGTCGAGAATGACGCCGTCGCACGATAGGCAGCGGAAATGCGCGGGCAGCTTCGAAGTCTCGTCTGGACCGCGCATCTGCTCGAAACTGAGCGGCTGGTAACCGCTGCAATGGGGGCACGGTACGTAGTAGAAACGCTGGTCGCCATCCTCGAAGTCAGCGCTGATCTGACACTCGCCCGCGAGGCCGGGC